GATCTTAAGTAGATCAGAGAGATCAGAAATTTAAGAGTGCGGAGTGCGGAGAGCGAGTGTGCAGCTAGTGGATCCTAGATCGCAGGCATACACGCTAACGCTAGGAAATATTTCAGTGAACACCTACACACAGCGACATACTATCTCACCGAGGTATCAATGGGATTTGATTTCAGCGACAGCGTTTTCGACAAAACAATCAATATTCCAGGATCCGTAAAGATCGTGTTTGTTTCAGACATGTTCGTTGAAGACTATGTGGGAGGAGCAGAATTAACATCACAAGCATTGATAGATTCATCGCCTTATGAAGTATTTAAGCTTCACTCAAAGGACGTTGACATCAATGTTCTTCAACAAGGAATTGACAAATTTTGGATCTTTGGGAACTTTTCTCAACTAAATCCCCAGCTGATCCCAGCTGTCGTTGGAAATCTCAAGTATAGTGTACTCGAATACGACTACAAGTATTGTTCATTCCGTTCTCCTGAAAAGCACATGTCACAATTGGGAACCCCTTGTGATTGCCACAATCAACTCTACGGAAAGATGATCAGTGCATTCTATTTTGGTTCAATGGGAATGTGGTGGATGTCTGAGAAGCAGAAGGACAAATACCTGACATTGTTCCCATTTCTCGCTGAAAAAGACAACATTGTCCTATCCAGCGTCTTCGACGATAAGACTCTTGGCACAATCAAGTTAATGAGGACTCCCAAACATGATCGTAAGGGATGGATCGTTTTAGGTTCGAATTCTTGGATCAAGGGTTGTGATGATGCAAAGAAGTGGTGTGAAGCAAACAAAAAGGAATACGAAATCGTATGGAACATTCCATATGAAGACGTCTTGGCAAAATTGTCAGTGAGTGAAGGCTTTGTCTATTTGCCGCCCGGTGGAGACACATGTCCTCGCATGGTCATTGAGGCTAAGTTACTCGGCTGCGAACTTCATTTGAACGAAAATGCCCAGCACAAAGACGAAGAATGGTTCGCAACCGACGACATTGAATCGATTGAAGGGTACCTTTATGCATCAAGGGCCATCTTTTGGAATGGAATCAAGAGGATGATGGATTACCAACCGAAGATCAGTGGCTATACAACGACATACAATGCAATGTCGCAAGGATATCCGTTCGAAGAGTGTATCAAATCAATGCTTGAATTCTGTGATGAAGTTTGTGTTGTTGACGGAGGATCAACTGACGGGACGTGGAGTCACCTCCAACAATTAGCCCTCGCTGTCATGCGTCCAGATCCGATCACTGGTGAGGCAATTCAACCTCTAAAAATTGAACAAGTAATTCGTGATTGGTCACATCCACGCTTTGCAGTCTTTGATGGCATGCAAAAGGCTGAAGCTCGAGCCATGTGTACAAAGGAATTTTGCTGGCAGATGGACTCAGACGAAATTGTCCATGAGGATGACGCTCCCAAGATCTCGGAGATGTGTCGCCACATTCCGAAGGACATTGACATCCTGTCACTCCCGGTCATCGAATACTGGGGAGGTCCCGACAAAGTTCGCGTTGACGTTCAACCTTGGAAGTGGCGTTTGAGCCGTAACAAACCCAACATCACACACGGAATTCCTGTTGAACTTCGTGTCACAGATTCTGATGGCAATGTTCATGCGTCAGGTGGAACTGACGGTTGTGACATGATCGACAAAGAAACAGGCGAACGAATTCCGCACATCAGCTTCTTCACACCTGAAGCAGACAAACTGCGCCAAGTTGCAATGTTAGGAAGCGAAGAGGCACGCCAACAGTACGAAGGTTGGTTCAACCAAGCAGTTGAAGCACTTCCTTGTGTATTTCACTACAGTTGGTATGACCTTCCCAGAAAGATCAAATTATACAAAGGTTATTGGACGCGTCATTGGGAAAGCCTCTTTGGAAAGAGTCAAGAAGATACCGCAGAGAATAACATGATGTTTGACGTTCCATGGTCTGACGTGATAGATGAAATGATCGAAGTTCGAGCGAAAGAATTGTCAAAATTGGGTGGATGGATATGGCACAAAAAGTGGGATGGAAAGACGATCACACCCTGGATCACATGCAATCGAACTCAACCGAAAGTAATGAAATGAAACGCGTCATCATTGAGTCGCCCTATGCAGGTGACATCCCAAAGAACACACGTTATCTCCGGGCTTGTATGCACGACTGCATCGTCAACCATGATGAATCGCCGTTTGCATCACACGGCCTTTATACACAACCAGGCGTCCTCATAGACGAAGACATTCATGAACGAGAGTTAGGAATCCAAGCGGGATTCTTGTGGCGTTCAGTTGCAGACAAGACAGTCGTGTACTGTGACTTAGGACGTTCCCGCGGCATGAAATACGGGATTGAACATGCAAAGTCGATCAATCATCCGATTGAATATAGGACCTTGGGAGGCGAGTGGAAATGAAGATCATCAACATCAAAGATAAGCTTACAGAGATCGGCGTCTCACCTGAATCAGTCATCATGGGAGATTTTGACAAGATTGGCAAGTTCACTGCAGAACGTGAACGTGAATCATCGGATCCCAACTACAAAAAATTCGGAGCTTTCTATAGGTCGAATTACGAACGCGGCATCCTGATCTATCACCTCATTAGGCGCTTCAACCTGACCAGCATGCTTGAGATTGGCTTTGGCCGAGGATATTCAACATTTTGTGCGGCTCGAGCATTTCACGATGGTGGTGTCATGGGAAAGGTGACGACAATAGATCCTGCTCTTGACGAGAATTACATCAAGATGTTGCAACAGGCACTTCCGAAGGATTGGTTCTCATACGTCAAGTTCATGAAGGGTACTTCACAGGCTGTCATTCCAACGCTGAATGAAAAGTTTGACCTCATTTACATCGATGGCGACCATTCATATGAAGCGACTAAGTCTGATTGGGAGATGACAAAAGACAAGTGGGAAAAGTTCATCCTGTTTGACGACTATCATATGGCAACAAAGAATGATCCCGGAATTCAATGCAGTATGTTGATTGACCAGATCGACGATCCTACAAAAGAATTAATCGTGATGGATAGACGCATGTTCCCTGATGACAGACGTTTCACTGATGACAAAATTGATTACGGTCAAGTCCTTATTACAAAACCTGGGATTTCAATCGATGAATGGTGAAAGATTCTGTTTTGTCGCACCGATGTTCAATGCTTCAAAAACATTGCCTCGATTGCTGCATAGCATAGCAGGACAATCGTATGAGAATTGGCGATTGATCCTGATCGATGACGTCTCATCAGAGGAACACGCACGTGAGTCTGAGAACATCTGCACACACTTCAAATCTATCTTGGGTGGTGCATACATGAACAAAATCAACGTTGTCTGGAACACTGAAAAGAAATGGGAAGTCGCCAATGTCTTGCATGGGATTTCAATGTGTGATGACGATGACATTGTCTGCAGGATCGATGCCGATGATTGGTTGACAGACCTCGATGCACTAATGATGATCGGATCTGTCTATGAAAAGACAGGTTGTGATGCGCTCTGGACCGCTCACCGATGGGGATACAGCGACAAGAATATCAGTGGTCCGATGCCCCGGGGTGCAGATCCGTACAAATTTCCGTGGGTTTCAAGTCACTTGAAGACGTTTCGAAAGCACTTGTTGAATGATGTGAACGATGCGAACTTTCGTGGTGAGGATGGGAACTACATCCGCCGAGCCGGCGACCAGGCCATCTATTTGCCAGTACTTCACAATTCAAAACACAGTGTCTTCTTTCCACGCTGCATGTATCACTATACGATTGACGATGTTCCCGCAACGTACCAAACGACAGATGCAGTGTTCCAACGCGACGAAGCCGTGTTCCTTCGTGAACGTGGTTACGTTAGTTGATCGTTAAGAAGGAGCGAATTAGGGTTCTTGAGTGACCAGGCGTTTGGTCTAGGATATCCTTCTTTTTCTAACTGTTTCCACAGCACTTCATTTGTTTTGATATTTCGTGTCCTCTTTGCAAAAGGAAAAATCCATCTGGGATTCACGATAAACACAACGTTGGTTGGTTGAATGACCCATGCACTTAGTTCACTTGTTGATTGTAAGCGCCCGGCAAATTCAGAATCCTGCCATCCATGTGTTCCATCGAGAGCTTCATTCCATCCATTGACATCGAGTGCGTACTTCAGGCTACAACTTTCATTTTTGCCGTGAAAGAATCTTGATGAATGCGGCGCCGCGGCGCATTGTAATTTTAGATCTGCGTTCGGAAGGCTTGGATCATCATCCAACATGATCGTTCCGACTGATTTTTCAAAGATGCTCCACATCACATTGTTCAATTTTCCGCTCATGACATCTTGAGCATATGCTTCAACTTGCATTTTTTTGTAATTTGGAAATTCCTTGTTGACAGAAGGCAAAGCCTTGTAAATGTGTGGACACATTAGACCATCCCTCGGTGCCCGCCGATGAAATTCTTGATGTACTTCAATGCATTCTGGCGGTGCAAGCGTATAGTCTGTCATGAACAGCACCATCTCACAATCAGCATAAGTCAGACCTGTGTTCGCATACCTGCAAAATGCATTCTTTGGGAAAGGATTTTTATACGGTTCGGCGTGTTTGACTCGAAGACCATATTCTTTTGCTTTTTCGAGAACGATGTCTTTTCTGTGTTCATATAAGCCATCAGAAAGTACGAGTTCAAAATCTTTGAACGTTTGTTGTTTCAAACCGTCAAACAAAACGTCCAATCCTCCGACTCGCATCGTTGGAACAACGACTGAAACATAGGGCATTAGATAACTTTCTTGCAGAGCATCGTCAATTCATAAAACACATTAGGGTCATGAATTGACGTTCGTTGGAACCCTGTGAATCCATTCGATTCTAACAATTTCTTCAGACTGTCCTCAGTGAATCCATGACAATGTTTGTCAAATTCTGCAAATTTGCCGTCATATATCGTTCCTTGTTCACCCCAGATGAGTTCACACAATCTTTCGTTTGTCGGGTCCTTCAGAAATCTATCCATGACGATATTCATGTCTACCTCACCCACACAAAAAACCTTCTCAGGCCCAAGCACACGCTTTATTTCAGCTAAAACTCGCGTATGATACATTGGCGCAAGATGCATCAAAAGATACCCTGCATACACCATGTCTGCTGAATTATCATCAATTGGAATTCGATCAGTCCTAGCATCCCAGATTAAATCACATCCGTATGCCATCCCAGGCCATAACGGAACGATATCTAGATTCACCCAACCCGGACGAACGTCTGTTCCACTAGCAAGATTTAGCTTAAACCCCATCGTACATGGCCCTAAGATCATCTCTTTTGTCATCTGCATATTGAATGATGCTACGAATGCCCGTTTTTACGTCAATCGTAGGACTCCACCCTGTGACACTTGAAAATCTCGTATGATCTGTTATGAAAATCATATCTTCATTCAAACGTCCTTGTCCATGCATTGTCTTTACGCCAACTGTTTCAGAAATCATATCGATTGCCTCAAGAACACTGACGCTATTTTTATGACCGCCACCCACATTGTACACATTTCCCATTGTATGAACGATGTGTTTTCCCGCGGCGAGGACCGCCGACGTCACATCATCTGAATACAACATGTCACGAACCTGAAGACCAGTACCTTGAATTTCAATTTCTCGATTTAACACTGCTGATATACAAAACCACGTCAACCAACCATGACGTGGTCCATGACACGGCGCCGGACCATACAAGTTCGAACATCTCAATACTGTCACTGGGAGATTGTACGTTCTTGCGTACGCCATGCACAATGCAGATTGTGCCATTTTTGACGCAGCATACGGTTCATCTGGTTCAAGAGGCCATTGTTCATTAATTCCAACGATCGGAACGTGCCAAATTAGTCGCTTTCCATCCATGATGTACGGTATGTCTTTTACTTGATATGGTTTCACACTTGAAAGAGCGATCATAGGAGGAACTTGAGTCTTACATTTACGAAGTGCTTCAAGCAACTGTCGTGTTGCATCAACATTAGATGACCAATCATCAGTTGGATCCTGTGCAGAATGTGGAATCCCAGTATGCGCAGCTGCGTGGAGGATGAAATCATGGTCACGTGCATCTGAAAGGTCAGCACGCTCCATGCGCTTGATCTGAATTGTGACCTTGTTCCCAAACTGTTTACGAAGTTGATTTGCTGTCCACAAGTTTCGCTGTTCTTCGGCGGAGTCAACAATTGTGACACTGTGTCCTGCGATCAACATTGATTTTGCAAAACACGAACCGATAACGCCTAATCCACCCGTAACGTAATATCTCATTTGCACTTATTGTAAGCCTCATGTGTATACATGTTTACCTCCGAGCCTGAAATTGACCATCGATACAAGAAAGTGTAGAATTACAACATGAAGATCTACATCAATCGCAAACCTGTCAATGCAGCGTGGGGAGGCGGGAACATGTTCGTAAAAGCCATGTATAAGCATGTGCCCGAGATGTCTCCACACGAACTGATCGCCGCCGATAACGCAATGGTCGCGCCCGACGTCATGTTGCTTGCGGGCATCGACAATGATGGCTATGGAATTTCTGCCGAACAGGCAATCATGTACAAAAACATGATGGAGGGAAAACGAGTCGTCAAATTGTTCCTCCGCGTCAATGAAAACGACGCACGAAAGGGCACATCGACAGTTGATCCAATGTTGATCACACTATCTGGATACATGGACGGAGCGATCTTTGTTTCAAATTGGCAACGCGATTATTTCCTCGAAAAGGGTTGGAAGTGTGAAAACAACACTGTCATTGTGAACGGCGTCGACCATGAACTCTTCAAACAACAACCCAAATTGAACAATGGCAAAATAAATTTGCTAATGTCACACTGGTCAGACAATTATATGAAAGGACAAGATTATGCTGAGTGGCTTGATGAATTCATTGGGAAATATACTAATGAATTCACATTCACATTCATTGGTCGTACGAAGGCACAATTTAAAAATAGTTCATATGTAAGACCTCTTAGCGGACGATTGTTGGCAAACGAAATTGGTAAATACGATGTATGCATAAATGCTAGTCGATTTGATCCTGGTCCAAATAGTGTGATTGAACCAATCACGTGTGGATTACCAACTTATGTTCATAAAGATGGCGGTGGCGCAGTTGAATTTGCGGGGGATGATCACGTATTTTCAACATTTGATGAGCTTGAACATCTTCTTTTAAAGAAAAAATTTAGTTCGAATTTAACGAAATTTTTAACATGGAATCAAACAATACAAAACTACATAACATACATCGAAAGCGTGTGTGGGAAGTCTATCGTCTAACTTGTACAATCACCGGAAAGTCGTATGTTGGAAAAGGCAACGCTAAATCACGATGGATGGCACATAAGCGTCAAGCGAAACAAGAACATCGATATCATCTACATGATGCAATTCGTTTGTATGGTGAAAGTAGTTTCATTCTTGTGATTGAGGCAACATTTGAGTTCAACGTAAGCAAACGAACAATTGAAAAATTCGTTTAAGACATTCGTGGAAACATCTTTAAGTTGTCAACCGACCCGAGATTGGTTACCTTGTGTCAAGGAATATGTTGACTTCATGGAGAACACTAAATGAGTAATCACCCGGGCATGTTCGCTGACATGCTCACCCGCACCCTCAATGACATTTTGAAGCAAAAGTTTGTTGGTCAGCCTGTCAGCAATCAAACGTACCATGACATCAAACATGAGATCAAGACGCTTCTCACAAACACATTTGCAAAGAGCACGACACATCTCGATTCAATCTCTATTGAATGGTTGACAACAACATACTTCAAATCAGCATTCATTGATGCAGGTCAAGCAGGTCAAGCACTCATGGGTGATCAGATCGTCTCAAATGATGTTGAGCCAGCTGATTTACCATTCATTGATGTTCGGATACTTTCTACGCTGTTTCGAAACACTGACATCGGCGACAAACTACTCGAAGAACTAAATCGTCGAAAGAACATGTCATGAGCGCCGAGCCCGCTAAGACATTTCACGATGCAGTGAGTAGACTTTTGGGCGCTCGCCTTCAAAAATACCAAGCCGAATCAATCAACGTATACACATGTGTCAAGATCTATCAAGAGATCTTTGACAGCCTCGTTGACCTCTTCGAACAATCAAACGTTGAACTCACAAATGAGTCAATGAATTACCTCGCCCAGCAATATTATGACGGCGTCCTGATAAATAACACACAGGAGCTCGATCCAAACATTTTCACCCAACGTGCAAAGCTCGATGGAATTGAAACAAAAGAGATCGCGCTATTAGCCGTACTACTAAGTGGCACTGATTTTGCAATGCCACTTCTTCTGGAGATCAAGAGGCGAGCGTGAAAGTACATTTCGATGGTATCGTATGGAATAGCCATTCTGGCCCAAATGCTTTTGCAAATCGACTAGCAAGAGGTCTATACCAAGCCGGCCACGAAATCGAACTGTCAGCCCCCGGAGCTGATGTCTCACTCGTCTTTATCGAAAAAACGGGACAACCCCTTGCAGAAAAAGTAATCCAGCGCCTAGATGGCATATGGTTTCACCCTGAAGAGTATGCCACGAAGAATCGTGGAATCCACGAACTGTACAAGACAGCTGATGCCGTTGTCTGGCAGTCTGAATTCGATCGCAATATGACAGTGAATTGGTGGGATGTGCCACATTCAGGTCGCGTCATCCACAATGGATTTGACCTTACGAAGAAGGTCACACAATTCTCGAGCCCAGAACTCATGGAGATGAGAAAGAAGTTCGACAAAATCTTTGTTTGTTCTTCAAATTGGCACCCTCAAAAACGCCTAAAAGACAACATTTTGATGTTTAAACACCTTCAATTCACATATCCAAACAGTTGTTTGATAGTGATGGGTGCCAACCCAGACGTTCGAGTCGCTGACTCAAGAATATTCTACACAGGTGCAGTACCAGAAGAAGTGTACCTACAAGTGTATGCCATGGCAGATTGGATGATTCACCTTGCATGGTTGGATCACTGTCCAAACGTCGTGATCGAAGCGCTTAGTCAGGAAACGCCCATCATATGTAGCGACTCGGGTGGGACAAAAGAACTCGTCGAAGGTTTTGGCATCACACTGAAAGAAAATGCAACGTACAATTATGAGCTCGCTGATTACGACAATCCACCCGACATTGATGTCACACAATTAGTCGCCTTACCAAACAAGGCTTCTTTGACACCATGTGCTGACATCGACATTGAAAATGTCGTGCGTTCATACATCGAATTGTTTGACAGCGTCGTACACAAAGAGTTACGAGAACAATACGGGTATAAATGAACAAGGTCTATGTATTACCAGCTGACGAACAGTGGATTTGTGATCGCTTCGTTAAGGAATGGTCGGAAGACAATGCTGACATCACTGTGTCAACGCCCCAGGAAGCAAATGTCATTTGGTTGTTGTCTGACTGGCGTTGGCAACATGTTTCACAGAACCTCTTGAAGAAGGTTCCAGTCATCACATCAGTTCATCACATTGTTCCAGAAAAGTTCGGTGCTCAAGAACGATTTGAATTTGATGTAAGAGACACGATCACGACCGTCTATCACGTGTATAATGAACGAACGTATGATTTCGTCAAGAAGATCACAACTAAACCAATTCACCTCATCCACTATTGGGCGAATCAAAAAATTTGGCATCCTACGGGAACCAAACAAGAATTGCGCAAAAAACATGGATTACCTCCCAATACATTTTTGATTGGTTCGTTTCAACGTGACACAGAAGGGGCCGGAATTCCACATGGAATTTTCTTACCCAAACTTGAAAAAGGTCCCGATTTATTTTGTAATTTTGTCGAACAACTCTATGAGATAAGAGATGATTTACATGTTGTTTTAGCAGGATGGCGTCGACAATATGTGTTAAGTCGTCTTGAACAAATGAACATTCCGCACACATACTTTGAACGTCCATCACAAGAAGTCATCAATGAACTTTATCAAACACTTGATCTCATTCCAGTGACAGCCCGTCAAGAAGGCGGTCCTCAATCACTTATTGAATGTGGATTGCTAAATGTGCCCGTGATTTCTCGTCCTGTCGGAATTGCTGAACAAGTTTTGCCATTTACAGCAATTGCAGATGATCTCATCATTGATGCAACACCCGCAATTCCTAATGTTGAAACATGGAAATTGCCCGACGGATACAAAGGGTACCGTGATTTGATACAGTCGTTGTAAGATGACACACAGAACGCTATATTTGCTCGTCACGTGCTGTGTCGAGAAGACACGTTATGACATCTTGAAGACCGTTATCGCAAACATCAAAGATGAACAGGCGAGCAAACACTTCTCAATTGAAGATGACCTGATCGTATTTGACAATGGTTCAACGTTTCCTGGTACGATTGAGCTTTTGAAATCGAACTTTCAAAAGCCACGCATCATGAGAAAAGAACCTCTCAGTCAGAAAAATGAAGGTTTTTGGTCAGCAATCATTTTTCGCAGTCAGAAAAATGAAGGTTTTTGGTCAGCAATCAATTGGGTCCTAAACAGTGCAGATTGGATTCGAAACTATCAGTACGTCTATGTGATTGAATCTGATCACACACACTTTGCTCTTGAAAAGCTTCAAGATATTTCAGATTTTTTGGATCATCACCAAGACGTCGGCGGTGTTCGTGGTCAAGAGTTCATCGTTTCACAGGCACACTTGTATGATAAGGGTCGACCAGTCGATGGATCAAAAATGTACGCATGGGTCCATCAGATGAATCCTGTGACAAAACAACGAATCACACTCGAACCAACTGACGTGCCTGATTTTTATCGCACACAATTCCTTTCACAATTGCATAGTGTGAATCGCATGACTGCATTTTATGATGTGTTTGCTGACCTTCAAAAGCTTTCTGTAAATGGAACGAGGTTCAGTGAACTCGATTATCAATTGAGATACTATGAAAAGTACCCAGTGTTCGGTGTGCTTGATGGCGGGCTGTTTCACGCAAAATTGAGCTGGTTCAATGGGTCCGTAGCAGGAAGTTACATCGCAACTCCACAAGTTGAATCACTTGGTTACCAAGAAACACGAATCTCAACAATCGTTGCGCCTGAAAGGATGACAGTTGAAAGCATATAGAGTCGCCGTTTTAGGAAGCACCGGCATGTTAGGATATGCAGTCGGTCAACACCTCGTTAAAAATGCCGACAGATTTGAACCAAGCCTGTCACTACGTGATGACAGACACAACTATTCGCAATACTGTCACTTCAAGTTCAATGCTGAACAGTTTCTAGAAGATCAAAGTCACCTTGAAACCGGGTTCGATTACGTCATCAATTGCGTCGGAGCAATCAAACAGAGGACTTGGTCTCGCGAACAATTGATCAAGATCAATTCACTGTTCCCATTGAAGCTCGCAGAGTACTGCAATACACATGGAATGCGATTGATTCACGTGACAACTGACTGTGTTTACAGCGGCAAAAAGGGAAATTATTCAGAGCTCGACACGCCAGATCCAGCAGATGATTATGGTTACACTAAGTTGTTAGGTGAACCTGATGATTGTTTGACTTTGAGAACATCATTCATTGGTGATGAATTGCACGGTGGTTACAGCTTACTTGAGTGGGCAAAACGTCATAAAAATCAAAAAGTCTCCGGTTATGCGAATCATTTTTGGAACGGTCTTACGACAAAGGCATTTGCAGAGGCATGCGATAGGATCATTTCAAATGACCTTTACGAGATTGGCACATGGCACATTTTCAATCCCACTCCTCTTAGCAAATTCATGATGCTAAACGCATTCAATACAAAATTTGACTTGAATCTTGATGTTGAAATTTTCAATGCACCAGTCATGGTCGACAGAACATTATCAACTGTACACGATTTCAATGCAAAATTGAAGATTCCTCCATTTCATGAAATGTTGAAAGCACTATGAAAAAACGAGAACGATACCTGATCATTGGAGGTACCGGTTCGCTTGGCAAGAAGCTTATTGAGCGCCTGCTTCCAACAGATGAAGTCATTGTCTATTCGCGTGATGAGGCAAAACATTTCACAATCAAGAATGAACTCGCAAATCACCCACAATTTCATCAATTGAATTTCTTTGTTGGAGATATCAGAGACACAGAGAGGCTGAAGAATGCAATGAGGCAACTGGGACCCACGATCATCCTTGTTGCAGCTGCACTCAAACAAGTCGATACATGTGAACTTAGTCCATCAGAGAGCATATCAACAAATTTGTCTGGAACGCAAAACGTTCTTGATGCAATAAATGACGTATATGATACTCAACACGAATGCACACTCAAGAGCATATTGTTTGTGTCGACAGACAAGGCATGTGCTCCCGTAAACGTCTATGGCATGTGCAAAGCGATCTCTGAACGAATCATCACGAGTCAATCCAGAAATGTAACAACGATACGTTATCTATGTGTGCGTTATGGAAATGTGCTCGAATCGCGCGGCAGCATAATTCCACTTCTCAAACACCAAGGAGAGAAAAACGAATTTCTGACTATCACAGATCCAGAGATGACACGATATATCATGACGCTAGATGACAGCGTTACGTTAATCCAAAAAGCACTTGAACACGGAAGTTCAGGAGAAACATGGATCCCATGTTTGCCAGCAATGAAGATTGGTGACCTTGCAGACATCTTTTCAAAGAGATATAACAAGCCCATTAAAATAATTGGATTGAGACCTGGTGAGAAGAAACATGAAGATCTAATCAACGAATCAGAATCAGTTCGAACACATCAGCTCACCCCTCCCATTGGTTTCAATTACGTAATTGGCCCTGCATTCAATGCGGGTTCAGGTGCACGTTTCACGTATTCAAGTTCAGATATTGTCATGGATCGTGTTGCACTGGAACGATATCTCAGTGAATTAGGCATCCTTGACAAGCCTCTCGAACAATTTATGGGTGCATCTGTCGAAGAGATTGCAACAAACAGGAAAGACTGATGAAGACACAACCACTTTTCAAAGTTCACATTCCAGTCGAAGAAGCCCTAGCAGAGATGCGAAAAGTCTTTGAGAGTGGATTCATCAATGAAGGTGAACAGGTCACACAGTTGACAGCTGAGTTTCAGAAGCTGTTCGGAGAGAACACGTGTTTGACAAACAGTTGCACATCTGCACTCACCCTTGCACTCAAATTGTCAGGTGTCAAACCAGGTGACTGGGTCATTAGCACGGCTATGACATGCGTTGCGACCAATACGCCGATCATGACAGCAGGCGCATACCCACACTGGGCTGACATTGATTCTAGAACAGGCTGCATTGATCCTGATAAAGTTGAAGAGCTTTTGTCTGCACATCCAAAACATCACAAGTACAAAGCAGTGATGGCAGTTGATTGGGCAGGAAATCCTTGTGACCTTCCACGATTGAAAAGCATATGTGAAAAAGCTGGTGTTAAGCTAATTCAAGATGCAGCCCATGCAATGGGTGCAACGTTTGATGATAAGCAGGTCTCAGAATTTGCAGACTACACGTGTTACAGCCTGCAAGCGATCAAACATGTCACTACGGGAGACGGCGGAATCTTGGTGTGCAAAGACAAAGAAGATTTTGAACGTGCAAAACAACTCAAGTGGTTCGGAATCAATAGAGAACACGCAAAGGACGCTCAAGGAAACTGGAAGGGTCAACATTGGGACTTTGACATCATTGAAGCAGGATACAAATTCAACATGAACAACGTATCAGCTGCAATCGGCTTAGCTCAACTCCCGCACATGAACAAGATTCTTTCAGGACACAGAAGAAGTGCAGAAGTCCTGAACGTTGCATTCGCAAATGATGAATTCATCCAGCCGCTACTATCTTACGCTGGCGCAAAGTCTGCGCATTGGGTCTACACTGTACTCATCAAAGACAAGAGGGTCAATCGTGACAAACTTGTCGCTTCATTGAACGATGCTGGCATAAAAGCGGGCCTCGTACACGTTCCAAATCATCACTATACCTGCTTCGAAGATTTCTATAAAGACCTCCCAAGCGTTGATGACTTTTCATCGAGACAATTTTCATTACCTTGTGGTTGGTGGCTTGACACCGAGGACTTGATTCATATGATTGCTACAACACGAGCACTTTGTGAAGAGATGGTGAAGGTCGAGGAATGATATGGTCCGCGTCGGCTTTCTAATCAGTTCACGTGATTATTTCGTTCCATACGTCAATTGGACCCTCGATGCAGGTCATGCGCTCGAGCGTCTTAAAGATTCAACATTTCAGTATCATCCCGACCAACAAAAACACTTTGATTTGAGCGGTTTCCTCGTTGATGATCACTCATTATTTGATGCTCGGTGCACAGCATACTCTGCTCAAAGAAAATTTTCTTCATTAGAAGAAGTCATTGAAAATTCTGATCTCATCATCTCGCTAGGTTATTGGAAGATCATCACAAAGCACGACATAGAGCGTGTTCCTCTTGGGATCATTAATCTTCACCATTCACTGAGGTTACAATATAGAGGTCGACATTGTGCAACTTGGGCAATAAGAAATGGTGAGACTTTGCACGGTAGCACACTCCATTACATGAATGAATCGCTTGATGATGGACCGATCATTGATTCAAGACCCTGTAACATCAGTCTAGACGACACGGCTGGTTCATTATTCGAAAAAGTGAATAACATAGGATTGTGGATGTTGGAAACAAACATCGATGACATTTGTGAAGGACAAATAAAGAAATTCATCCCCGCGGCCGACCCATTTTACACGTATCGTGCCAAAGATCTTTCACTAGAAATAAATTCATCATTGTTAGATTCACCAAAACAATTGTACAATGAAGTCCGTGCATTGACGTTTCCAAACAAGCCCAAGCCGTATATTGTCGTTGGAAATAAGAAGATCACACTTTCACTTGAGGATATGAAATGAGACCCAGAATATTTGTCGGAACGATGTCTTCAGGTGAAGGAGACTTTCAAGATTGTTTGAGGATGATTCACGTACAATTGAATGTTGATGTGACGCACTACCTCGTCGCAGGTCTTCCTGAAAAAGATGCACACAATTCACTCTGGGCGGCCTGGCGTGCTGCTCGTGTGAATCATGATTTGTTCGTAAAGGTCGACGCTGACACAGTTCTTAGGAATCCGTCAACACTCGAAGATATTTGGAAACAATTCGAGGCAAACCCTCGTGTTACAGCGATTCAGGCACCATTGTGGGACTACATGACAGACGATCTGATCAATGGCTTAAATTGTTTCAGTCCAGTTGTAACATTCAATGATTCAAAGAGCGACCTCTATTGTGATAGAGGGGTCGATTCAGGACACGACATCGTCCTTCACCAGGCAGAACTGCCACAATTGTTGATCCCGGCTGGATTTCACTGTGCTCATGCATCTGAATTACAAGCGTTCCACTACGGTGCGCATCGAGCACTGAAGAATCACGGAGAAACAATATCAAAGGTTCACCATGCATGGGTGAGGCATCACTATGATAGGATTCGTGGATTTGCAATTATCGGCGCTGCAATGTCAAATAAGTTTAATAATCAATTCAACTACACAGATCCTCTGTTCATAAAGTTGTTCAACGAAGCAAAGGAAACATATGACACCCAAACAGCGCGTATTACAGCTTGTTGACAGTCTGGAATATGTCACGACGAACTGTTACCAGCATCAACTTTTATCAGCGCTTGAAGAAGTTGCTGAAGTCAGACTAGTGACATTAGCTGAATTGGGCAGCACATCAATGCCTCAAGGGTACGACAAAGTTGTGTGTTGTCTCAAACAACGAAGCATTTCAGCCTACCGAATGAACCTCAGAAGTTACCTAAGTCATACTTCATATGTCATGTATGATCAAGATCCATGGGGCGCATATGATGCCTCTACGCCATATCCGGGACTCTATGATTGGTTGGTTGAAAATACGAACCTAGGGACCGTTGCTGTCACAACGAAATGGTGGTCAGATTACCTCAATTCAAAAGGAGTTCCAAGCATATTTGTGAAGATGGGTGTGCTTTCAAAGTATTGCAATAGTGATAATCACTATGATCATCGTTTGCATGAACTTGGATTTGTCGGCACTGTTCATCCACATAGACGAGCGCTCTTCAATGACATGCAAAAATTGGGGATGCAAACGTACATCATGCATGGAAACAATCGCAATTATGATGCATACTTGAACACGCTTCGTGACATCAAGATCTTCGTTCGCAGTGAAAACAATCCAATCAAGCTCCTCGATGGTACAGAGACAAACGTAGGACACGGTATCTGGATCAGAGACATTGAAGTGGCAGCGCAAGGCTGCTGGAGCCTTCGAGAAAAATTCAGTGATAATGACATGCAGTTATATGTTGGCAATATTCCGACCGTTAAAACGTATGGTTCAGTTGCAGAATTGCATGACATCGTGAAGGGCATCAAGGCGATGGACAGTGATGAACGTCAAGCGATCATCGATTCATCAGTGCAGTACATTCGAGACTCTAACACATGGGTGAACACGGCAATGACACTCTTGGAGATGACATGAACAGAACACAGACAATCAGACACGCAATCCAGGCTCACTCATACAATTCATACCTCGAGCTCGGGTGTTGGCACAACAGCAATTTCAATGCGATCGACTGTCTCTACAAGGTCGGCGTCGATTCTGTTGAAGGTGGAACACTCAGGATGACGACTGACGAATTCTTTGCACAGAACAAAGAGACGTTCGACATCGTCTTCATTGATGCGTATCACCATCATACGCAAGTCATGTCTGACGTGAGAAATTCATTGAAGATCCTCAATGAAGGTGGACTGATCGTGATGCACGATTGCAATCCCCACAATGAACGATACGAACTTCAAGATGCTTGCGGAACAGCTTGGCGAGCGATGGCACACCTTCGAGCAGATCAAGGGCTCAATTGCATCGTCGGCAACTATGATTATGGTGTCGGGATCGTAAAGGTCGTCCCAAACATGGATCCCATCATCGTTGAAAAAAGCATGGATGACCTTACGTACAAGGATCTTGAGGAAAATCGACAAGCTTGGATGCGACTTCGTTCTTGGGAAGAAGTCAAGGATTGGCTCGTAGTGTGAACAGTTCATACGTTAGTTGTACGATTGATGTGAGGAAATGATGATAAAGCTATTTTGGTCGCGTGTGCCCGGGAAATTCGTCAACAAAAATACTGGCGCTGGTATTGAGGTTACTGTTAACGGTGAAGTCGTCTACCGCGGTCCAAAATTCACAGGAACTGTTGGAGAATGGTATGAAACGCTCATCGAAACGATGATTGATGCGACTAATCAAATGGGTGAGAAACAAGCTCGTGTGTTTGTCAATCGCAACATAGCATGCATACTAGAGTGTAGCGTTTTGTATAAACCCTCATTCAATAAATCTGGACTTCTCGGTACGATTTCTGATCGATTTGATGTTTTCATTGACAAGAACATCTCACGGGATACTGTGCTGTTGACATCAAATGGAAAGACTGCTGAAGTCAAAATTCTAGACATCAACATTGTGAACTGAGAAGCATATGAAAAAGTCAATCGGCGTGATAGGTCAGGGTTTCGTGGGTGGATCACTCACAACAGTGTTCGCCGAACGTGGACTTGACGTTTACACTTACGACAAGGCGGGAAAGCAAGCTACGGGAGGAAAACACCTTGTCCCATCCCGGGGCACGCTACAACCGGCTAATACTATGTCAGAATTTCTTTACCATTGTTTCAATAAGAAGAATTTTAGTGGTGTATTTTTCATCTGTCTACCAACACCAATGTTCGAAGACGGCTCTGCAGATTTATCAATCGTTGAAGGCACATTACGTGAGCTAGCTGCATGGGCTGGCCCAGATCGAATTGTAGTCATCAAATCGACTGTTCCACCCGGGTCGACCGAGGCATGGAACAGAATGTTCGAAGGGAAGGGTTTGTATGTCGTCTTTAGCCCTGAATTCTTACGTGAGGCATCTGCACTTGATGATATGCGAAATCAGAATCGCATCATCTTAGGCGGTCCACGACCCTGGATCAATAAAGTAAAGCAAATCTTTGAGGCTGCGTTTCCGAACGTTCCCATTGTAAAGACGTCAAGTTCGACAGCTGAAATGGTAAAGTATGTGACAAATATTCACCTTGCTGTGAAGGTTTCACTAGCGAACGAGTTTTATCAGATCTGCGAAGCGCTCGACAAGCAAGGTAAAAACATCGACTACGATAAAGTCGTCGAATACGCACTCTTAGATGAGCGTCTAGGTAAATCACATTGGAAGGTTCCTGGACCGATGCCCGCGGATGATTCAGGAGAACCTGCCTTCGGATTCGGCGGGAGTTGTTTCATCAAAGATCTCAACGCATTAGTTGCTGTTGCAAAAGACCTAGGAATTGAACCTAGCGTCATGCTCGGTGCTTGGAAGAAAAATCTCGAAGTCAGGCCACAACGTGATTGGGAAAAGCTCGTTGGAAGAGCAATATCGAAAAAGATCAAAAGCGAATAATGACAGTGTACAATGCCTGTGTAAGATGATAATCTATACACAGATGGCAGACCGCCATCCTAGCGATAAGCCCAGAGAGGGTTTGCTAGAACTTTCACGGAGAGTGACATGCACGAGTTTGGAATTTACATCGGACGGTTTCAACCATTTCATAACGCGCACCTGGAAACGGTGCGTTTTGCACTTAAGCAGGCGAAAAAGCTCATCATCGTAATCGGAAGCGACAACCAAGCCCGAACGACAAAGAACCCCTGGACCTCTGAAGAGAGGATCGCGATGATGAAGTCCGCGATCTCCGTCGATGCACATGCTGTAGTCATGTCACAGTCCAAGGTTTACAAAGATTACATCGAACCAACGGGAACAAAACTTCCCGCAGACGTGCTCGATCAGATCATCTTCATCACTGCAAAAGACTATCTCTACAACGAAAATCTCTGGATTGCCGCTGTGCAGCAGGCGATCGGGACTGTGACGCAGGGATCGAAGGATGTCGTTCTGATCGGTCACAAGAAAGACGAAACGAGTTTCTATCTGAAGCTTTTCCCACAGTGGAAGTTCATTGAGACTGAGTTCTTCGATGTGCACTGTGATGCGACAAAGATTCGCGACATGATGTTCAAACAGGACAAGATCACGATCAAGGATCGCGTTCCGTTCTACGTGTACAACTACGTCATCTCTTTCATGGACGGTCCTGAGTTCAAGCGTCTGAAGGAAGAGCACGACCACATCGTTCAATACAAAGCCGAATGGGAAGATGCACCATTTCCTCCCATGTTTGTGACGACTGATGCAGTCGTGATCTGCAGCGGTCACATCCTAGTCGTCCGCCGTAAGGGCGCTCCTGGCCGCGGCCTCATTGCACTCCCGGGTGGATTCCTCCAACAAGAAGAAAAAATTGTCGACGGATGCATTCGTGAACTCAAGGAAGAGACGGGAATCAAAATTCCTGTAACTGACCTAAAATCACACATTGTCGGCGAACGTGTGTTTGATCACCCACACCGCTCCTTGCGCGGTCGGACGATCACCCACGCATTCTGCATCAAACTAAAAGATGGAAATCTTCCAGAAGTCAAGGGAATGGATGACGCCGATAAGGCGTGGTGGGTCCCGCTTCGTGACGTCTTTTCTCGTGAAAATGAGTTCTTCGAAGATCACTTCCACATCATCAATTTTTTCGTCACGAGATTCTAATAGACGTTCCGATCGAGCCAGAGAGGCCCGCGGGGACATCACGGAGAGTGAAAATGGACGACTTTAATGTTATTTTCGATGTCGATTCATACAAAGCGAGTCACTGGCTTCAGTACCCGCCCGGCACTACGAGCATGTTCTCGTACATTGAAAGTCGAGGAGGCCTCTATGACAAGACGGTCTTCTTCGGGCTTCAATACTACGTCAAGAAGTACCTGACAGAACGCATCACAAAAGGAATGGTCGAAGAGGCAAAAGCATTCTATGCAGTGCACGGAGAACCGTTCAACTACGACGGTTGGATGCACATCGTCAACGCCCATGGTGGTCGCCTGCCTGTTCGCATTCGAGCAGTCCCAGAAGGAACCGTTGTTCCGACGCACCTACCGCTAGTGACGATCGAATCGACCGATCCGAAGGTCTTCTGGCTGGCGTCATGGCTCGAGACAATGCTCGTCCGCGTCTGGCATCCGATCAACGTTGCAACGACGAGCTATCACATCAAAAAGAACATCATGTCCTTTCTCAAGAACACGGCTGATGATCCTGCAGCTGAGATCAATTTCAAGTTGCATGATTTCGGTTCTCGAGGCGTCTCGAGCCGCGAGTCTGCAGCGATCGGCGGTGCTGCCCACCTCGTAAATTTCATGGGAAGCGACACCGTCGTAGGAGTCATGGCGGCGAATCGTTACTATAATTCGCCGATGTCAGCATTTTCGATCCCGGCCGCAGAACATTCGACGATCACCGCATGGGGGAAGGAACATGAAGTCGATGCATACAAGAACATGCTTCGGCAGTATGCAAAGCCCAATTCGCTCGTCGCATGTGTCTCTGATTCGTATGATCTCTTCAATGCCGTGAACAAGCTCTGGGGCGAAGAGCTCCGACAGGACGTTATTGATTCGGGCGCCACACTCATCATTCGTCCAGACTCTGGTGATCCTACAACGATCGTCAGAGACACGCTTCTAGCCCTCGAGAGCAAATTCGGCGTGACAACGAACACAAAGGGATACAAAGTATTGAAGAATGTCCGCGTCATTCAAGGCGATGGCATCAATGCTGAATCGATCAACAATATCTTGTTAGTTGCCCAAGCGAGTGGATTCAGTGCATCGAATATTGCATTCGGCATGGGTGGTGGCTTGCTACAACACCATAATCGCGACACCCAAAAGTTCGCAATGAAGTGCAGTTCTGTGACGGTGAATGGTGAAGAACGAGATGTCTTCAAGGATCCCATCACTGATCATGGAAAGCGATCAAAGCCTGGACGCCTTGATCTCGAATATGATGAGCATGAGCATATTTGGACTGTGATCAGGCTTGGTTCTGGACACGTCAGTTCTACGAATTCGATCATGCACACTGTCTTTGAAAACGGAGAATCGCTCAATGAAACGACGCTCGACGAAGTCAGAGCCCGCGCGACCTGAACATCTCGATAACAGTTTGTACCATTAGTCATGGGCAAAGTGTCCAATCGTTCACTTACAAAGGCAATCTATCGCAATGCTGGAAATGGGCGCAAGGGTGACCCTGCCGTCATCACCGAACAAACGATCGTATATCCTCAACGAAACAAATGGTCTTGTGGTCCTATGGCCCTACGTCACTGCTTGTTTGGTTACGGATTCGACGTGGATGATCGAAGGTTGGCAAAACTTGCTGGCACCACACGATCAGGGACTAGTGATTCAGCCCTCGTAAAAGCCATCAAAAAGCTCAAGCTTGGCCTTCATCTCAGCTTCTCTCGAAGGCGCACTGCCTCAGGCGCAAAGAAATTGCTCATGGCATCTTTGAAGAAAAAACGCCCTGTCATTCTGTGCATCGACAAATGGTCGCATTGGGTCGCAGTCCTGTATCATTCACGTCGAGGATTTCTCATGCTCGACAGCTCACGTCCAGGTCCCGTCATTCAATTCATTTCATGGAAGAAGTTGCAACCATTGATGCGATTAAAGTACACACAGAACTTACGTTGGCACACTTGTTTCATGAACGATAAAAGGCCGATCTATGACATAGGCGTTCTCATTCTTGACAAGGCCTGTACAAAGAAGCGAAAGTGAATTACTTATTAACCATGAAGCTCATCGGATTATTGGGTCACTAGCTTCCTCGTGGTCCTCCTTGATTGTGGTTCCGAACGTTGTTTGTTGAATCACGAAAATCAGGAGGATATCATGGAAATGTGTTTGCAGGCGCTCCGCGCCAAAGTTAGAGGTTTTCAGGCTGCTGGCATCTCGATCCACAGGAAGATCGTCAAATCATCGGGGTTGAAGCGTAATTTCCTTTGGCAACAAAAACGTGCATTGGGTGACTGGAATCGAATTCACCTCATTGCGTATGGTCTGTTGCGAGACATCCCGTATGAAAAGATTGAAAAATGCGCAAAAGTAAATCAACCGTACGTTCAGTCGGTGTTCGACGTAATGTCAATGCACGCAAATTGGCAGGTGAAACGCGAACTCACGGTCGACAAGGTGAAAGTCCTGTTGGGCCAAAGCCAACTGCCAAAAGAAAAATGCGAGCCGTTCGTCGCCTCCTTGAGGGCCCTTCTAAAGCCCACAGAAAAATGGACAAGAAAATGAACCATAGAAACCACACGGTCAATATGGGCGATAAACTGTACATCATCACGCGAGCAGACATGCCCGCTGGTTATCAGGCAGTCCAGTCATGCCATGCCATCAGGCAATTTACTGCAGACCACCCCGACGCAGACAATGAATGGTTCACAAAGTCGAACTATCTCGCGCTTCTTTCTGTCAAGAATGAGCTCGAGTTGATGCGCCTCGTCATCAATGCGTTCGATGCGGGTTTGCGATATTCTATGTTCCGTGAACCCGACGTAGGCGGCGCAATCACCGCGATCGCGATCGAATCGCATCCCAAAGCGACCGAACTGTGCAAATCTCTGCCTCTAGCGCTTAGAATATGATCATGATAGAGGAAAATAGAGAGAGCTTTTTCAACAGGATCGAACCATTCTTCCCGCCGAGCATTTTGCTCGACGTGAACCTTGCATACACGTTGGCAAAGTACGGCCACAGGGCTCAGGTCAGAAAAGAACTGGATGCGCAAGGTGATCCAATTCGTTACTTTGAACACGTGCGACGCGTAGCAATCGTCTTGATTGATGAGGCGAAAATCGTAAAGTCAGAGATGGTCATTGCAGCCTTGCTCCACGATGGAATTGAGGATACCAAAGACCTGACGCCTGCAATGATTGAACATTGCTTTGGGACAGACGTTGTCTCGATTGTCAAGACACTCAGTAAGGTCCCAAATGAGGGATACATTGAGCGCTTTTTGATGTCATCTGACTGGCGCTCGTACATGATCAAGGCCTGTGACAGGCTCGATAACTTGAGGTCACTCAATGCTGCGCCGGTTGATTTTCAACGTAAACAGATCGCCGAAACGCGTGGAAAGTACTATCAGCTCTTTGATAGGATGATCGATATCATACCGCCCGAACACAAAAAACAAGCACATCTGATGCGAGATCAAATCATCATGACGACTGAAAAACATGCGACCTTGATGGAAACGAAATAAACTAACGGCGCCATGCTCCCGTAACTCAGGGGAAGAGTCACGGATTCTAACACCGTTGGTCGCGGGTTCAAATCCCGCCGGGGGCGCAAATGATCAATGATCTTGAAGACATAACGCGAGACGTTCGTATTGGACAATGTTCGTTCTGCAAGAGAGAATATGATGTGGGTTCATTGATTCTTTTTGGAATCGATCATGGCGACGGAAGAATACAATGTCGTGATTGCGTTAGAAATTGGCGTTCTAGTCCGTCAACACTTCTTGAAAGGATTTAAATTGTAACATGAAATTCTACATTTGCAACAAATGCGACGAGCGCATCAAAGAATCAGAGGCTGAACTAGTGACGTTTCCAGAAGCTCACGATCAGCCAAAATTGATTGAGCTTTTGAAGGAGATGACGATCAAAAATGGTGATCCTCTCCCGGAATCACAGCTGTGTCACAAGACGCATTCGTACAGGAAATATGGCGGTTCGACGATCATCTTTTGTGGCCCACTTCACGAAGAAACTGAGCAAGAGTACTTCATTCATTGGAGTGGCGGCAAGCTCAAGCACGAACCGAAGCAAACACTCGTGCATCGCTGTCGCTGCGAACAACGCTATTGAACTAATTGGTTTGTGGGTTGTATGATTGTTCAATGAGCGATCCTCCCACTTTTGTGAATCTTCCCACTGGCAAACCCCACGTTAGCTTCAGCGAAATGAGGGACTGGCAGGATTGTTCCTTCCGGCACCAACTCAAGCATGTAAAACATATTGACTTGGGAAAGCCCGGTCCATTGATGGACTTCGGAACAGCAGTTCACTCTGCTTGTGAAAATTACTTGAGGACGAAGGTAATGGATAACACTATCGCCCATAACTCACTCGTCAAAACATGGGAAAAATATAAAGGAATTGAAGGGTTTGATGACAAATCACTCGCTCAATTCTTCATTGAAGCAGACGGAATTCTTGCTGAGGTCCCGAAGTTTGTTGACGACCAATTCCCAGGTTGGGAGTTCGTTGACGCAGAGCATCAACTCTATGAATCGATCCCAAATACGCAACATGCATTCAAAGGATTCATCGACGGCGTCATCAAGATAAAAGATAAAAAAGGCAATGATCTTATATGGTTGATTGATTGGAAAACCTGCAGTTGGGGCTGGCAATCGTACAAGAAATCTGATCCACATGTGACTGCTCAGCTCGTCCTCTATAAGAATTTCTGGTCGACTAAGACTGGGACAGATCCAAAACGCATCAGGTGTGCATTCGCATTGCTCAAGCGTGCAGCGAAACCCGGAAATCACTGTGAACTTGTGAAAGTATCAGTCGGTGAAGTGACATCGGGCCGTTCGCTCAAGGTGATAGGAAATATGTTGTCGAGCGTCCGCAGAGGCGTTGCCATCAAAAATAGGTCATCGTGCCTCTATTGTGAATATAAAAATACCGAGCACTGTACGTAATCGGGCAGTAGATATTACATCTGTCACTGCCAGTGTTACTATAGGTGTATGGCTGATATTCAATCGAACATTCTTTCGAATCAAAAATCTATCAATCGATCATCACAAGTGGTTGAAAAGAAAAGGATTTTGATGCTTTCGGACCACCCACTCGCTACGTCAGGAGTTGGGACCCAGAGCAGATACTTGATTGACGGACTGTTGAAGACTGGGAAGTATAGCTTTCGGTGTTTTGGCGGCGCTGTCAAACACGACAGCTACGAAAATATAATAGTCACACCCGATTTCATCATCAAACCGACAAATGGCTTTGGTGACAAAGACTTGCTAAGAAAGACACTCGCTCAAGTACGTCCAGACGTCTTGTTGTTGTTCAATGATCCGCGTTTCTTCATATGGGTCTGGGAAATGGAAGATGAGATCCATCAGATCTGTCCGATTGCATATAACCACCTTTGGGATAATCCCCCATGGCCCGAGTTTAACAGGGTACTTTATGAATCGACCGACTTGGTGAATTGCATAAACTATCCGACGTACGAAATGGTCAAAGAACGATTTCCAGAGAAGACAAATTACATTCCTCATGCAGTTCCCAAAGAAGTCTTTCATCCTCTTCCTGAGGCAGAAGTGAAACGATTCAAGCGACAACTGTTGGGTCAAGCACGAGAAGATCACTTTGTCATGTTGTTCGTGAGCAGGAATGCCCGACGCAAGATGCCAAGTGATATCTTGATGTCATGGAAAATGTTCATTGAAGACATGCAAAAAAAGCATGGACACACAAAGGCAACACTAGTGTTGCACGCAGATCCGCTAGATCCAGAGGGAACGAACTTGCATCACGTCATTGACATGTTGAAGATGAAAGATCACGTAATCTTTTCGAAAGATCGCGTAGGATTTGCAGAGATGAATACGCTCTATAATATCTCTGACGTTGTCGTCAACAGATCGTGTAATGAAGGATTCGGCTTGGGTACCCTTGAGGGAATGATGTGTGCAAAGCCAATCATTGCACTCAAAACGGGCGGATTGACTCGACAGGTCGAAGATCACGAAACTGGCGAGCAGTTCGGCATTGCACTAGAACCTGACGTCAAATGCATAGTTGGAAATCAGATGGTCCCATACATCTATGAGGATTTTGTTTCGTATGAAACTCTTCGTGATGCATTCATAAAGATGTATGAAATGGGCCCTGAAAAAAGGGCTGAACTCGGGAAGAAAGCCATGGCACATGCATTCAAGGATTACAACTTGAACAACATGATCAGTGAGTGGGACAGGACATTGACGAAACTCACAAGCACTTGGCGCGAAAATCATTCTGCCTGGCAACACATCGAGTTGTAAGGTCTAGATATGAAGACAGTAATTTTACGTGGCCCAGTACTTACACAATCTGGGTATGGTCATCATGCGCGACAAATTGCACGCTGGTTATTGAACAGAAAAGACATTGATGTCAAGTTCGTTCCATTGCCGTGGGGCGATACGCCATGGATAGTCGATCAGACTTCTGAAAATGGCCTGATCGGTGAAGTCATGAAAAGATCTACAAACGTTGGAAAGATGATTGCTGACGTTTCTATACAATTGCAATTGCCCAATGAATGGGATCCGAAGCTTGCGAAGTTCAACATTGGTGTGACAGCTGGTGTTGAGACTGACAAGTGCAATCCTGAATGGGTGAGTGCATGTAACAACATGGACATGGTGATTGTGCCCTCCCAACATACAAAGTCATCACTGACGGCGTCAGGACTTGTGCTTAAGCCCATTATCATTGTGCCTGAGGCATATAACGATTCAATCGTTTCTGAAAAATTGACGAGCAACCTTCCGACATTTTCAACATCATTCAATTTCCTCGTTTTTGGTCAACTAACGGGAAACAATCCGAACAACGATAGGAAGAATCTCTTCTATACGATCAAATGGTTGTGTGATCTGTTCAAGGACGACAAAGACGTTGGAATCGTTTTGAAGACAAATGCAGGTAGAAATACGAAGATCGATCGACGTGTGATCAGAAATGTTGTCGAAAACGTCTTGAGTGAATCAAGAAAAGGCATGTATCCTCGCGTACATTTGCTTCATGGTGACATGTCAAACGACGAAGTTGCCTCACTTTATCGACATCCGCAGATCAAGGCACTCGTTGCATTGACACGTGGTGAAGGTTACGGACTCCCGATCCTAGAAGCGGCTGCATCAGGTCTCCCGGTCATTGCGACAGGTTGGTCAGGTCACACTGACTTCTTGAACAAGGGAAAGTACGTGAACATATCGTACCAACTCATCGATGTTCATCCTTCTCGCATTGATGGAAAGATCTTTGTTCAAGGCTCTCGATGGGCAAATCCATCTGAAGAAGATGCAAAAAAGAGAATTGCAAAGTTTCGAACTAGCAGTGATGTGCCGAGAGAGTGGGCACAAGACCTCAAGAAAAAGCTCATTGAGCTCTATTCCTTTGAGAAAATTTCAAAGGCATACGATGATGTGATTGGAAGCATATTGTGCTAGCGCTTACAATACTCGCGATATTTTTGTTTCTTGTGTGCTGTGTTTTTGGAATGCTTTTGTATTACAGCATCAAGAGGAATCTATATCTCTCTGAGGCGTTCGAAGAGATGCAAACACAAACAGGAGAATCACTTGACATCCTGGACACATGTTATCAACGTGTTGCTGCGAAGGCAAACCTCGAATTGATGTCTGACGATCCCATCATTCGTGAACTTGTTGCAGACATGAAAATGTCCAGAGAAGCAATATTGTTGGTCGCTCACAAGATTGTGCTAACACAAGAAGACGAGAACAAGGAATAGAATGGCGTTCAAGAAGAAAAACAAGGCTGTTAAGGCGACCAAAGAAGTCAAGGCTATAAAGAAGCCCGAAGAAGCTGACGGCGTTACGCCAATGCCAGAAGAACCTGTCATCGTTTCACCAGAATTGAAGAAAGAAGCAAAGGCTGTCAGACTATATTTCAACGCAAATACACAAGCTGCAATCTGCGCATACCAAAAGGCTGAAACTAAGAAGGAAAAAGACAGGCTGTACGTTGAAGAAATCATGCCGGCATACAACAAACTGGCAGAAAATTTGATCAACATTCATAAGTTCACAAGCCTCCATGACAGTTACGACGATCTGAAGAATGATTGTGTGAATTTTTTGTTTGAAACGATCGGCAAATTTGATGGGAACAGAGGGACGAATGCATTTTCGTACTTCAATGTTGTTGCAAAAAATTGGCTCATCATTCGAACAAAGCAAAAGTCACAGCGAATCAAGAGAAATGTCAGCCTTGATGATCCAGACGCGTTGTCTGTCAACGAACATCGAATCATTGAAGACCATTGTCTGATACCTTCACAAGAGATGATGTTAGAAAATCAAGTCACGGCTCAGAATGTCATCAAGTTGCTCTATGAGATTAGAAGCAAAATGAAGACAGAGAACGAACTATCATGCATCAACTCGATCATCACTATTTTTGAAAATATCAATGATGTTGATTTGTTGAATAAGAGTGCAGTCTTGCTCTACATGCGTGAACTATCGGGACTTAGTCCAAAGCAACTTACGACAACAATGCAGGTCATAAAGAAGTGGTACCGCAGGATGAAGATCGATCCGAAGTTCAAATTGTGGTAAACACTATCTTTATTGTCTATAAACACACAAATCTGATCAATGGGAAAGCCTACATTGGATGGACGTCTTTCTCGCAAGAGAAACGGTGGAATGACCATTGTTACAGTGCTACGAATAAGTCAAAATATGTATTTCATAAAGCAATTAGGAAATATGGAACAAGTTGTTGGATTCATGAAATCCTAGAGACGCACGACATTCAAGAATGTGCAAAATTAGCAGAAATTCGCCTGATTAAAAAACATCAAACGTACATCATTGATTATCCAAATAACGGCTACAATATGACGTCTGGGGGTGATGGAACGTCTGGCTACAAACCATCTCTTGCACAACGAATTGGCCACCGTGGATCGAATAGCCCGAGTGCAAAACTAACACACGAAGAAGTGCTTTGTCTAAAACGAGCTTACTTGATTGGTACATCACAACGCGAACTAA